CTTCGATCGGATTCTTAAACTCCACAATCTATGGGGCTTTAGGAAGATCAGAGCCGAAGTAACATCTGGACAGCTCGTTATCGTTAATGAACTTAAAGAGAACTATATCCGTGCGCAAGGTATTGCGTTGTCTGTCGAAGAGCACCGACCATCTCGTCATGATGGCTCTAAGGAAGAACGGATGGAGAGTATTCTCAATCCACGATACGAGAATCTACAGGTCTTTCACTATTCCGGAGGTCAGTGTGAAATCCTGGAAGAAGAACTTGTACTCCAGAATCCCGCACACGATGATATCAAGGACTGCCTTGCTTCCTGTATGGAAATCTGTGTAGCGCCTTCTCAGCTAAACCCACAGTCGTATAAACCGAAGTGGGATGGATTAACCCATAGCCGCTTTGGAGGCATCGCCTAATGGCCGGTAAAGTACTTCAGCTTAAGCAGCTAATCAAAGAAGACCAACTAGGTTCAGCAATCGCGAACTTCTGGCAGACCTGGAATATTGGTCGCCAGTCTAAGTTGGCAGAGTGGAATGAGCTTCGTCGTTACGTTTACGCTACTGATACTACTCATACGACTGCTGGCAAACTTCCGTGGTCTAATTCGACGACACTTCCCAAACTTACGCAGATCCGAGATAATCTGTATGCAAATTATCTTGCTGCTATGTTTCCTAAGCGCCGTTGGTTGAACTGGGAAGGCACGACTGCTGCTGATGAGCAGAAAGAAAAAGTCGAAGCCATCAAGAACTATATGATGTGGGTCGTAGAGCAGCCCGAGTATAAGAATACGATTTCTAAGCTAGTTCTGGACTTCATCGACTACGGCAACTGCTTTGCCACCACTGAGTGGGTCAATGAGTCCCAGGAAGACCCCAGAACCGGGATCAAACTAGGGTATACTGGCCCTCGCCTGGTTCGTATCGCTCCGCAAGATATGGTGATGAATCCCATCGCCTCTAGCTTCAATAAGTCACCCAAGATCTATCGTACTTTGATGTCGATGGGTGAAGCCCGCGAAGTCCTTCAACGGATGGCTCAGACTGTTGAACAGAAGCAACTTGCTGAAGAAGTCATGACGTATTGTCGTCAGGTTCGCGGGGACGTCTCTAATAAGTATGCAGGCTATGATATTCAGCAAGTCGATGACTTTTATTCTGTCGATGGCTTTACTTCATACCGCTATTATCTTGAGTCTGATTATTGCGAACTTCTGATCTTCTCTGGTGATATCTACGAGAGAGATACTGATGTCTTCTGGAAGAACCGACTGATTGTGGTCCTCGACAGGCATAAGGTTGCACTTAATGTCCCGTACCCATTCCCTCTGGCTGAAATTCCTATTCGTCATTCTGGCTGGCGCCTTCGTCAAGATAATCTCTGGGCTATGGGTCCTCTTGATAATCTGGTTGGCCTTCAGTATCGCCTAGACCATATCGAGAACATGAAGTCCGACGTTTTGGACCTTGTAACCTACCCTCCGATTATGATCCGAGGTTCTGCCGCTATCGGTGACTTTACCTGGGGTCCGATGGAGCGGATTTACGTCGATTCTGATGGTTCAGTAGAACTCAAGTCTCCTGATGTCAAAGCCCTGGAAGTCAACTCTGAAATCCAGATGATCCAGCAGACTATGGAAGAAATGGCCGGATCACCCAAGGAAGCCATGGGTTTCCGTACACCCGGCGAGAAAACAGCCTATGAGGTTCAACGCCTTGAGAACGCGGCTGCCCGTATCTTCCAGAACAAGATTTCTTTGTTCGAAGAAGAGATCATCGAGACTACACTAAACGACATGCTAATCTTGGCTCGTGAGAACCTGGATGATGCTACTATCCGAGTAATTGACTCTGAGTATGGCTCTGTCGCTTTTGAAGGAATTACACGTGCTGATCTATCTGCTAATGGCCGCCTTAAGCCTATGGCTGCTCGGCATTTTGCTGAACAGGCAGAGCTGGTTCAAAACCTCACTAACTGGGCTCAGTCAGGACTTGGTCAAGACCCTGATATCAAAGTTCATTTCTCCGGGCTCAAAATCGCAGGAATGATCGAACATGCTCTGAACCTTGAGGACTATGATTTGATGCTGCCGTATGTGCGCATTTCTGAACAGGCCCAGGCTCAGAACCTGATGAATGCTGCACAAGAACAGTCTCAGATGCAAGCTCAGGCACCGACGGGTCTTACCCCCCACGATTCCTCTGCTCCTTATCCTGTTCAGAATGGTAAGCTCACCACCGGTGGAACACAACCTCCAGGGATACCGACTGGTCAATGAAAGCCTCACAAGCCGACGTTAACGCCCTATTAAATTCTCCACTTTTTAGAGAGATCTTCTTCCCTACGTTAGACCAAATCGAAGCGGAAGAAGACCGAGTAGTTTTAAACCGCCAGATCTACGATAACCCTTCGTGGGCCTATTTGCAGGCGGACAATAATGGTGCCAAGCGGATTCTCGCTAAGATGCGCCAAAAGTTTACAATCAAGGAATCCTAGACCAATGGATAATATATTCGACGAATTGCCTCTTGAAGACCTTCATACCCAAGAAGATACAAGGGATTACGTCGCGGAGCTAGTCGGTGAAGGTAAGAAGTTTAAATCTCTTCCTGAGCTGGCCAAAGGCAAGTATCATGCTGATATTGCCGTCGAGGCTCTGAAGAAGAAAGTAGACGACCTACAGAAGGAACTCAGCACGCGAACCTCACTCGAAAGCTTCAAGACCGAATTGGAGAAGATGAGGAATGGTGAACGTCAGCCGGAAGTGCCCATACCAGACACGAGTAAGGCAATGCTTGATCCAAACGACTTGGAAGCTAAACTGGAAGCTCTGCTAGCGCAGCGCGAAGCCAGGAAGGCTGCCGAAACAAATAATGAAAAGGTTCTCCGTGTTCTGACCGAACAGTTTGGAGACCAGGCTAAACTAGTAATTAACAAGAAAGCCCAAGAACTCGGAATGTCCACACAGGACATGCAGGCACTAGCCTCTCGAAGCCCGGCAGCGCTATTTAATCTGCTCGGTGTCTCGGAGACCAGAACTCCTGGAATCGCTCCTGTAATCCCCCAAAGCTCTGTACAGCCGCGTAATACGCCACAGAGTGCAATGCGGGGTCAGTCTTATTATGATCGCCTGAAGGCTTCTAACCCGAAGCAGTACTTCTCGCAAGAAACCACACTGGCAATGATGAAGGACATGGAGACGCTTGGGATGGATCGTTTCAAATCAAGCTAACTAAGGAAAACCAATGTCTGGTTTTATGACCTCTAACACCCAATATCTGATTCGTTCAGATATCTGGTCGACTCGTCTGAAGGAGATCTTCCTCGCTGATCTCCAGGCGATGAAGTACGTCGATATGCTGACGGACTTCCCCGACGGCAATACGCTGCATATTCCCTCTATCGGTCAGGCTGAAATCTTCGATTATGAAGAGGGTCAGGCTATCCGCTATTCTGCCTTCGACACCGGTGAATTCAAGTTCCAGATCACCGATTATAAGGCATCTGCCACCTATATTACGAACAAGATGAAGCAGGATTCGTTCTATACGGATCGCCTCGTCGCTCAGTTCGTTCCTAAGCAGTCCCGTGCTATCGCTGAAGCGATGGAAGCTGCTATTCTTGCTATCGGTCCGAGCAATCAGACCCCGAATAACCTGAACACGATCAACAACGGTAATCACCGCTTTGTTGCTTCTGGTACTGGTGGACGTATGACTCCGCAGGACTTTGCGGCGGCTAAGTATGCTCTCCAGAAGGCTAACGTTCCGATGACCAATCTGGTCGCGATCGTTGATCCTTCGGTCGAGTACACTCTGTCGACTCTCGCAAACCTGGTCAACTTGTCGTACAACCCGCAGTGGGAAGGCATCGTTCGTGATGGCGCTTCGACTGGCCTGAAGTTCAACTTCAACATCTTCGGCTTTGACGTCTATACGTCGCAGTTCCTGCCGCAGAACCTTAATGAGACGATCAACTCGCTCACGACCACTTCGGGCGTTGGCAACCTGTTCTTCTCGACGACCGGTGACGCTTTGCCGTTCGTGGGCGCTGTCCGCCAGGCTCCGAATGTTGACTCGCGTTACAACCAGGACTTCCAGCGTGAAGAGTATGTTACGACTGCTCGTTACGGTTTTGGCTTCTACCGCCCTGAGTCGCTCGTCACTGTCCTGACCAACACGGCTGTTATTCCGTAATTTTGAAAGGATATATGATATGACTATTTGGCGTAATCCTGACGGCCTTGTCGTCAAGTTTCCCCTGGATACCCTGTTTCCCCGCGATCCCCGTGGTGAACTTCCCGGTGCCGGTACCGTTCGCGAGTGTTCGGTCATCGTGGATGCTCTCCAGGATTTGGTGAACGGCACGACCTTTATCGAGTGGGGCGCGGTGATTCCGCGTAACTCGTACATCGTCGAAGCCGGCTGCCGCGTCCTCGTGACGATTACGGGTACGACTGCCATTACCTTCGGTGCTATCGACTATAGCGGTGCTACGGTTGATGCTGCAGGCTTCCTGCTCTCTATCCCTGCTTTTACCCAGGGCACGCAGTCTGCGATTGTCAAGGGTGGCACTGGTGCTGGTGCACTTCTCGGTACGATCTCGCCTAAGCCTTGGCTGCTCACCATTACCCCAACGGGTACTGGCACGGCCGGCAAGTTCGAACTGTACGTGAAGTATCTGGTTCCTGGTAAGGATACCACGACTACCTTCTAAGGAGCTACTATGGCCTTCGTTAAAACCTCCAGGTCTGATCAGGTTGATCAGACTCGGTTGGAGATTATCGCGGATGCATTCACCCTCACGGGTGGTACTCCGGTCTCCAACGCTACTCGACAGGCCGCTATCGTGGCCCTGACGGCAAATGCGACTGCCACGGCAGTGGATCTTCCCACTGCAGAAGCACTAGCTAACTCACTGCAGACGACTGTCAACGCGATCATCGCTGCTCTAAAGACGTAATCCTGACCCCCGGTATTCCCAAAGACTGCCGGGGGTTTTCTCTATGAGGCTACGATGGCAAAGCTTGTACTCGCTGATGTCTCGGGAATCTTTGCTAATCCCAACTCAGCCCAGAATACTTTGAACGATAATGCGGATGCTATTGAGGCCGCAGTCGAGAATACACTCTC